CGTTGCGGCGTGTTCTTTTTGGTCTATCCAATTCTGTTGAAATTTCTCCTTCGCTGTTTCGAGGTTTTCGGCTTCGTCGAGGTTTAGGAATTTCACTAACTCCAGCGCCTCCTCGGGTTTCATTGCCATAAATTATAGGGGTTTCAATTTGTTTTAGTTTCAATTCACGAGCGCCCCGTGCTAATAGGTTTGAGGCTACAACGTCGGACGCGTGTATTATTTTGCCATCTGATAGCAGTAAATATTTCATGCAGCACAAAGATAGTTAATTGAAATTGCAAAACAAAAAAGCCGCTTTTTAGGGCGGCTGCATATCTATATTTTAAAATGGGTTTTAGTTTCCTAAAACTTTGTTAGCCCATTTGATAGCGTTTTTTTCAGAGGCAAAATCTTTAGCATCTAAAACTTGCTGCGTACCGTTATAAATTTGAACGTAAGACGCAATGAATGTAGTTGAGTTAGCGCCGTTTTTTCTGATGTTTACCGCTTTGCTTCCTGTTGTGTTGTGAATCATTGTCATGTGTGTAAGTGTTTAATTGTTTAACAGCACAAATATAGAAACACTTTTTGAATCTGCAAACTATTTCAGCAAAAAAAGTAAAAATATTTTTTTAGCTAATCGATATACCCCTCCGCCCTTGCGCGAGCCTTAACGGTTTCGGGAACTTTTGACGCTGGCACGGGTACTAAATCATGGCGACAATTCCAACCGCCAACAAAGGTAAATATAGTTCTGCTATCCGTTCCATCAATTCGCCCCGCCCACGTTCCGTTTTTAATGTCGTTTATATCCGCGCTGTTTTGCCCACGCCCCCACGCCTCTATTTCTTTTCGGTGGAATATTTCACCTTGCCTATGCTCGCAGAAAGGGCGCGTAGTTGGTATTTCACCACCTAAATATTGAAACCATTGTATGCCTATTTCCTCATTAACAGCCGCTGAAAAGCTACGGTCTGCGACGGCTTGCGCGGTTGTGGCTGTTGTTTTAATATGCCCGAGTAAATTACCATCCAGTTTACTATCGCCTATTATCGTAGCGCTTAATGCTTTTACGGCTTCGCGTAGTGGGGCGCGTGCTGCGATGTTAGCCGTTAGCTGTTCTAAAAACGGTTGCGTTACGCGTTCCCTTAATCCACTACCGAAAAAACTATTTATTGCGTTCTGTTTACTTATTTGAACTAATCGCCGCTGTGCTTCGGTAGGCTCAAAACCCGCCTCGAATTTTTGCGCTATTTCGGTAGATAGGTTTACACCCGCTTCGATTTGAGAAAGGAATTTACTAACCGCCTCTTTGTATTCGCCGCCCGCTAAAACCTTATTGAGTTCGTCGGCTATTAATCCGATTCGGTTAATGTTCGCATCGCTCTGAATTATATTCCCGGTACTATCTACGTCCATATCGCGTAACAACGGCTCAACGGTACGCCACGCATCGAGCTGAGCGCGTTCGGCGCTCGTTGCCATGTCTTTCGGTATCTGTTCAAATAACCGAATTTTCTTTTTAATCAGTTCGTCAAGCGATGCCATTTAATAAGTCGCGTTGCGCTTGTTGGATAGGGTCTAATTGTACGCGCACCTTTTCGGCTGCGATGTTACGCAGCGCTACTACTTGCTCCTGTAAAGGTAAGTCGGTAAAGCGTGGCGCTTCCTCGGTTGGTATGTAGTTACGGATTAACTCCATTACTAACTGTGGTGCGCTAAAGTGTAACACATCTTGCCATTTTTCAACTGTTCCGTTCGCTACCCTTGCAGCTATATCGGCGCTGCTCATAAGTAACAGTTCGTCCGAATGAATAATCAAATCGTAAATAGCGCTCGTTTCCTCGTCGGTGTAGTGAATAGCTTTAATGTAATTGTACACGTTGCTAAACGTTACCGACGGAGGTACGCCCGCTGTGATACCCTCACCGATTACAGCTAAATAATCGCTCGGTGTACTTATATCGAACGTCGTAGGGTAAACCAACGTAACGCCCCCGAATAAGTCGCCGTAGCGCATCTTACCAGTCGTTACCAATATAAACTCATACAAGCTGAATAGCTGGTCTGAAATAGGCTTTAAAAACGCGTATAGGCTACGCATCTTATTTAGGCTACCCGTAGCCGTTACAGCTTCGCCAACGCCTACCGAACTATCGCTACTCGGTAGGTGCAAAATTGAACGGGCTTTTTTCATTTGTGCATCTATTTCCACACGCAAAAAATTAAGCGTGTCCATAGGCGGCGAAACGAATTTTAAGTATTCGCCACTTATACCGCTATCGCCCTCGCTTACCGAGGTCTTAGGCTTAATCAATAGCATACCAGTCGGGCTAAAGCGCGATTTCAAACCGCCGCCGCTACACGATGGACACGTCCGATAGCCGCCGTTTATAGGGTCGAATATTTGACCGTCTACACACTTATTACCCTCGCGGTCGTGAAAGTCGCAAACCTCACCTAACGCCACCATAAAAGGAAACGCGCTCGTTGCTTTGCTTATTTGTAAGTAGCTTTCGTCTAAAACAACTTGGTCGAGAAAAGGTACGGCGGTAATAAAGGGCGACTGAAAACATATTTCGCCGTTAATCAGTTGCGGCATTCCTTGTAACTTATGGCAGGGAACGTACCCGAGGTTATGCGCAAAGTATAGCACGGGTTCGCTAAATTCCATTTCGGATTTTTTACCCGTTTGGTAAATTTTCCAAATGTTCATAGTATCGTATAGCTCTAACACGATACCGCTTTTCTCCATTTTAGAGCCGTTTTTAACGCTGCTATAATCGTCGGTAATAACTAAGTAGTATTCGCCGAACTTTTGCCCTACAATCGATTTACACGAATAATAATGCGGCATCGGTTTCAATAGTTCGTTACTAATAACCTCGCTATCGTCGTCGTCGCTTAAAACCGTTTCTACGTCCTCGGGTTCGATTGCAATAATACCGTTAGGGTCTACCAGCTTTAAAGTCGGTAACATCGTTTTAACGAATGCCTCAACGCTTCCGAACTTTTCTATTTCCTCGTTAACGAACCTTTGAAAAGTATCATCGCCAAACCTTTCGTCCGCTTCAGGAAAATATTTAATACTCCAATTTTGGTCTGCGAACGCACGGCTAACCGTAGATTTAAAATCTTCGAATACGCTTAACGTCGTAGGCTTATAATTCGCCTTAATGTATTGCGCTTGCACGTCGGTTTGGTTTGGGGCGCGAACGCTTAACAAATGTTCGGGGTAAACGTCGGGGCGCGTGTGCGGTAAAATAGAATCGTACATCTTCGCCGCGTAGTTATACCCGTCCCAGTATTCGGGGTACTGCGTTACGCCCGTTCGCTGCTTACTGATAGGGTTAAGCGGTGTACTTCTATTCGCCTCTGCCCAGCCCTTAAACTTAACGGCAAAGCGATTAACGACCTTGTTTATTTCCTCGGTAGATAGTGCCATTATGCGACGGCTTTAGTTGTAGGGTTAACAATTACGTGCGACCCGCACGATTTAGAACGGCAAAAAGTTAGTTTCATAATTTCTGCAATATTGATAAGCCACGCCCCTCGGAAGTGTTGAGCGTAACAACGTTGTATTTATAATGATTAACGTAGCGCATTAATTCGGCAACGTCGGGTATATGTAGCGTGTCATGATAGGCTATAATACCACCCTTTGCGATTACGCGCTCAATCTCTTTAAACTCGGGTAAAATATTCGCCCAACTATGGTCGCCGTCAACAAAGATAAAATCGAAATGCTCACGCGGCATACCTTTAATAACCTTAATCGATTCGCCTAAAATGAAATCCACAGCAACGCCCGAACGTTCTAAATTATGTTTGCGATGGTCGTTAATATCGATGCCAGCATAGTAACCGCCTTGCGGCAAAGCCTCAATCATTTTAAGCGAGGTTTCGCCCTCGAATACTCCAATCTCTAAAACAGCTTTAGCACCTTGCATCTTAATTAACGCACCAATAAACTCGCATACATCGGGTTCACTATTCCAACCGTGGCGCGTGGTTTCGCTAAACGTTTCGGTCGTTACTAATTCCTTTTCGGGTAGCGGCTCAAGTGCGTAAACGTAATCAGTTTTAACCGCCTTTTCTTTTTTAGCTTTTGGTTCTGTTACTTTTTTACTTTTTGTTCCCGGCATATTTGTTCGAGGTTATTCGGTTTATAAAATGGATGTGCTGTTTACCCGCTTCGGCAAACCATTTTTTCAAAAGTCTATCGAGCCACTCAACATAAAACAACGGGGTAAAACCTTGCCCGCCGTAATACGATTGTAAATAGAAGCGCTCGGTTATTTGTTCAAAGCTTAAGCGGCGCTGCATCGCGAAATGAATATATCCGTTTTCGCTGCCATCGGTTTGACCTACTGCAATAATCGCAGGGTCTAAACCTAATTTAGCTAAAGCAACGTTCATATATAGTTCGTCAGGTTGCCCGCCACCCCATTTCATGCGCAGCTTTTGAACTGATAGCGGATTGTTTTCGTAATAGTCTTTAGCTATTATGTAAATCTTTTCGGCTTCAATTCCTTTACGAATGTATTGAATCGAGCTATTGATGGCTGGTAAAACCGCCGATTCGCTTAACCCAAAATGCTGCCATATATCGTCAGCCCACGCCCACTGCATAGAGGGTATTGCACGCCCTTGCTGAATGGTATGGTAGCCGACCGTATGGCTTATGTAATCTTTACCCGCGTTAATCAATTCGTTAATCATAGGCTCTAAATCCTTGAGCGCTACGGCATCGACATCGAGGTAAATGTTATGTTCAAATGGTAGGTATTCGTATAGATTAACCTTTAGCTTACCGGGGTCTAACTTACCGCCCGTTGTTAGGTGTTCAGGTTTAATCTCATTAATTGAATCGACGAAATCCGCAAGCCCGTGAGCGTACCCATAGCACTTACTTCTATCATCTACGTAAAGGGCAATTTTAAGCCCGCTATTGAATCGCTTAATACTAAACGCTAAGTTATAAGCCGCGCCATAGTAATGCGGTTTACCAAACGCAAAAAGCACAACCCCGATATTATTCGAGGCGTGCTTTTGTTCGTTAGTCAAATTAGCTAAAGATTCCCGCTGGTGCATTGTACTGAGTTGGGATATCTTTATCGCGCCATGAAAAGGTTACCTCGTAGCGCTGTAATTCATTATTCTGCTCCGGCAAAATAAAGTTAGCGCTAGTTGTAATACCTACGGGCGGGTCGATAAAAATAATCTTACCGCTATCGCACATATACGCCATAATCCAACCAACGCGACGGTTATTAACGTCGTTCCAAAAAAGGTTATTTTCGTCGGTTACATTTGCATCGTATAACGTGGCGGTACGGTCTTCATTAATGCGGATAGGTGTACCACATCCAATCGGGCTATCTACCGTTACGGGCGAACCTGCTGGTAATGCAAAACGAATATCCTCAATTATACGGGCTTCACCGCTCGCTAATAGCGCAGCAATTTCTACCGCGTCCGACGGGTCGGCTACGGTTACATTACAAGCGCCTACGATAATCGCAGAAACACCGCCGAGCTTATACTCGTTGCAGTCCACCAAATTATGTTCGAGTAACGACGAATCGCAATAGGAAACGCATCCCATAATTTAAAAGGTGTTTATTGTTTTGACTTCGGTTTGATAGGTCGTAAGCCGTACACCTAAAAAGGATTGCTCAAATGTTCCCCAAATTTACAAATTATTCTTGATATAAATTAACAAGGTTTTGCGTGGTAATCCTTTCGTTATCTTGTGTCAATATAAACGGCTCAGAATCGTTATCGAGAATCGACGGCAAGCAGTCGGCATCCACGCCAACGCATACCGTCTTACGTACCTTATCGCGCTTGTTATAAAGGTCGATTGTTAAGCCGCCTAAATCGTCAGCGTTATCGTATTCAATAGTCGGAAATTCATTATCCGCTGGAAATACCGTGTCGCCGTTTATGTAGCAATTATCGAAATAAAATACAATCGAAAGAAAGTCCAGCACGTACTCAGGCAATCGCCCGAAATAATAGCTTAGTTTCTTTTTGCGGTCTACGAATGAAGCCTGCCAACGCCCCGAAGCATACCTAAACAAATCGGTATCGGTATCGTATTGCGGTTGAAACCTACGCCCCTCTAAACGTATGCCCGGTAAAAAGGATGTACCATAAAAAGCTAAACCGAATTGATTCTCGCCATTGCAACCCTCAATCTTAAAAAATCGGCAATCGTCGGAATAATCGCCTATTTGAATAAGCTCGCTGTACTTATCGTAAGTAGCCGAGTTCTTATCGGCTCGTATCGTTATTCGTTTAACGGTTACTTCTCCATCCAGTGAAGCCCCGAACTGGTTAGCTAACAAACTAACGTTGCCCGTAGTGGTTGGCGTAATTAAAAAGTTATAAGTACCCGCCGCATTAATTCCAGTGCCATAATTAAGACCGTCCACTTGTAAGCGTAAACGTGCGTTAACGATTGAATCTACAACTATCGTAACGTTATAATCTTTATCAGCGCACAATTCGGTAACGCTTATTAATTCAGTTGCGTTGCCTAAAACCGTTAAATCGATTTGCGCCTCACCGCCTCCAAAGTTCCAATCGTCGCTACCAGTTATCGGGTTCGATGTCCAGCCTATTGGTGGGCAATCAATACAAAAAGGGTCGCCGTTAAAATAAGGATTATAAATAAAATATTGCCCGCACGTATTGGTACAATAGTCTGCAATGGCTAACCGATAACAGCCCGCATCGATTGTATAATCTGAAAGGTCAATGCCCGCCGTTAAATATTGGTCTTTAACCGTAAGCACAGGGTCGAGTACCTCAACCACGCTTAATGTTTCTGAATTGACCAAGCCAGCGAATAATGCTCCCGATGGTATAGGCTCAACGCTATCTACATTAAACACCCCATCGAACTCATCGCCTGCTAAACCATTAAAATAAAACAGCAAGCCAGCCGAGGTTGTGTCGGGCGTGTTGAGGTAAATGGTATGTGTACCCGGTGCGTTTAAATAAAGAAACGAGCCGCTCGGGAAAATACCAACTACTAACGTGCCGCTGTTGTACGTGCTAATCGTTACCGTTACTTTATAATTTAACACCACATCGAAACGCTCATAGCCTTGAATATAGCCACCCGCATTACCCGTTGCAGTTATCTCGCTGCCTGCTTGTGTCCAATCGCCTGAAAGCGTATCGCTAACGAATTGAAGCTCGCCACAAATACCCGTTTCAAGTTGCCAAAATAACTGGTCGTTAAAGTCGGCTAATTGTGCGAATTGATTATTACAACCCTCGCACGCTTCAGGCAATACGCTGTTAAAGATTATCGGTTGGTTTGGAATCGAGGTGTAACTCATGGTAAAAGTTTGTTAGAACGTAGTTCGAATTGTGCGCCCTTGCGCATTACGGATTCTATTTGTATGCTTTTAATATACGTCGGCGCAACCGCTAACGCATCATCTTTGCGCCCGAGTAAAATAGGCTTCGAGGTTTCGCTTGTAATGGCGTTAATCTCTGCCATACTTAACGGGCGTTTAAACTTGTATAAATAGGCTTGTACATCGTTAATATCTACGGGCTGTAAATCGGGGCTTTGAAAGTTTTGCCCAAAACCGCTAAATGAAGTTAAATTTGCAAACCCTGAAAGGATACGCATAAACATATTGCCAACCGTTGAAGCACCAGTAACATCGGTATAAATCCTTTCGCCTTGGTTGCAGTATAGCGTAACATTTACGCTAACTAATATATTTACATCACTTGTTACTGGCGTGCCTAATACCTCTTGAATTATTGTTGAGCCATCAGCGTTATATCGTCTTAATATTGCTATTAAAGTTCTATCGCCAGCTACGCCAGTAATTTGGTCGCAATAAAAATTAACACTAAAAGTGTATATGCCACTAAATGGAATTAAATAATATTCTCCATTTAAATTATTACCTGCATCTACAAATTCATTATTCCAGTTTGGGAAAACGCCGTTATATTCACTAAATGAAGTTGCGGTTGTATTTATAATTTCCCAATCTTGTACAGGCGTTACTAAAACACTTGCATTAAAGGGTGTTAGTGTTTCATCAAAAGCATCAAAAAAACCTTGCAAGGAATTAGGAAATCCATCTAACCAATTAGCCGATACGCCTTGATTTGAAAAGTTTAAATTATAGAAAGGAATAGTAAGTCCCGGTAAGCTATAAACGCGAGCATTAAATGAATTAGGAGCAAAGGTGTTATTATAATCGCATTGAATTATTACAGGGTTTAATTCGTATTCCTGAGAGTTAAACCTTAACAAATCTTCGATTACATTATGGTCAAAAATTACTTCACTTGTTCTTAGGTTAAGTACATTGGATGTATTGCACTCTCCAATAAAGCCGAATGTTTCATTTCGGAAACCCAAAAACGATGGCTGTGGAAATGTACAATACCCCTGACCTCCATTACATTCGTTCGGAAATAAGAAAGGCTCTGAGCCAAAGTTTACCGAAGCATACAGCCGCGATACATCGAACTTCATTTCAATTTCGGGCTGGTCATATAAACTAACCGAGGCGGTCGATTGCTGAAAGTAGCTAATCGGTTCTATGCGCAATAAAGGGCGACCATTCGGTTGCCTTTCAAAACCTATACCTAAGTTTAATTTCTGTTTAAGCGACAAATAAACTTGCTCGAAAGTCGCAAACATTTCAATATCAGTACGGGTGCGCAAAACGTTACCCTGCGTATAAATAGGTACATTAAATGTACCAGTTGAATAAGCGAATAAGTTAGAACCGAAATCGATTAAACCGTCGCTCATACAATTTATTAAATGAGTAAAAACGTCATAAACTGCATAGCACAAAGACGGGTTCGGATACCAGTTACCAGTCGACGGGTCGTAAATATCTAAGCGCCTTAGTGTAGGCGGGGTTATCGCTGTGCCATTCTTTGAGGTTGTTAGGCGTAGCGAAAACGGTATCGACTTATTATTATTAATCTTCGTGCTAAACGTTTCATCATACATTTTCATTTTAACCTGACAACGGTCTAAAATAAAGTTGCATTCGGTAACGATTATATACCCGTCGACTAAACGCTCCCACGTACCCGAACTACATAAGTATTGAACGGATAGGCGAACTAACTCACAATAACCCGACGTTGCTAACTTATCGTACAAATAGCCGAATACATCGCCGCCAAAGATTAACTCATTATCGAATGACACAATGCGCGCCCCTATGGCATCATCCTCGGTTATATTAATCCCGAAATCTTCGGGGTTTAATGGTTGCCCCCTATCGAGGCTATCGATTAAAAACTTTAATTCAGATGCCATGCGTAACGCGAATCGTTGCCGTTAAAATTAACTATCGTTTTATTGCGCTTTAGGTCGCGCCTCATGCCTTTTATTTCGCGCTCCATAGATTTACTATTGAGCGAAGCATTCACGTTAATAGCCCGCTCCTTTTTACCCATGTAGTAATTTAATGCAGGTCGAACGTAACGTTCATCGATTAAACGCTTAAACGCCGCGCTCGAGGTGTTCAATGCATCGAGTTCGCTACGGTGGCGGCTTACTGCATTGCGATTAACAACAAACTCACCGCGCTCGGCTTCGATAATTGTACCGCCAGCCTCGTGGCTTCGACCGCCTACAATACCGCCTCGCTTGTACTTAGGTAAGGGTTTCGATAAAACTAAACCAGCTTGGATTAAACCTTGTGCAACAGCAAAGGCGCTAAAAGGTAAACCGAATGTTGTAGGGCTTTCGGCAATAGATTTACTAACGGCTATCGCTGTATTAATACCTATTTCGAATAATGCAGCGGCTCGGTCTAACTTAGCCTGTTTCAACTTTTCAGTGGCTATCTTACGGCTTGACCTTAATTGTGCCGCCTCGCGTTGGCGCTGCTTATCTACTTCGCTTTGGCTCGATTGATTTATAGCCTCTATTTCAGCCTCGGTTTGTTGGTTAATCTCTTCGATTCGCGCCTGTGACTGTTCTTTTGAAAGGTCTAACAAACCGCTGAATAGTTCAGCCGTTTGCTCTGCAATCTCTAAAGCATTATTAATCTGTTCGTCGCGTGTTTTCTTTTGCTCTTCGCGGATGGCCTTTTGCGATTCAGCATTGATTAACTCAATGGCGCTGGCTCGCTCCTTTTCGTCTTTAATGCTATTAGTAGCCGCTAACTTACGCCCTTCAGCTTCTAAATTAATTAATTGAATGCGCCGTTCTAATGAGCTACCTTGTTCAATCTCTAATTGCTTAGTTAAATTTATTTGCGTATTTAAAGACGATTCGGCGGCAGCTCTTCTTAATTCTGCTTCTTTTGCTAATCTATCTTCAAGTGCCTTTTTATCAATCTCAGCTATTTGATTATTTGCAGTTGTTTTAATTTGTGCAATTGTATCATTGAGTGCGTTTTGAGCCTGAATCTGTTCATCGCTTCCCTCCTTAAAGTTAGCAGCTCTAAAGTTCTTTTCAAGTTCTGCTATCTTATCATTGCTATCGTTTAATATCTTTTCTCGTTGGTCTAACGAGCTAATGAATGCCTCACGTTCAGAAGCTAATAAAGCAAGACGTGCTGCTTTTTGGTCTTCAGCTGATTTCTTTGCAAGTGCGTCTGCTTTATCGGCAGCTTCTTTTGCTTTTGCAGCTGCATCATCCGCAGCTTTTTGGTCAAGGTCTTTTATTGAATTTAAGAAACCTGCTCTTTGATTTTGTAAATCCTTTAGAGCCTTTTCACTTTCTTGTAACGCCGCTTCACCTGATGCCTTGGTCTCTTGTGGGTCAAATACTAACTTAGATATTGTTTCAGCTCCAGTAGCAGCAAGCTTGCTTAATTGCTCGTTTATGGTTGAACTAATCTTTTCAAATCCTAATGCTTCCGAAATCTCGTTTGCTGTTGAAATCAATAAATCTAACGGCGCTGCAATAACACGAAGCACAGCAAGGTTGACTTCAATGGCAAATCGAGCAATGTTGCGCAAGGTTTGAAAGGATTTTGTTTCTGCCTCAATCTGAAGCTTTAATGTTGTTTGCGCGTTTTTAATTGCAGTTTGTTGAGCAATAAGAGTTTGTTCTGATTGCTTAACTTTTAAATTCAATATCTCACGCTCAGTCTTGCCTTGCAATTTAAGGACTTCATCTTGGTCGCCTATTGCTGCAAGTTTATCTTGCTCAACTTTTAATACCTTTTCACTTGTTGCATTAAGGTCTCTTTGTGCTTCACTTACACCAGTAATCGCTGTCTTTATATCATCCCAATATGCTACAAGCGCGCCCAATGCTACAATCAATGTACCTACTCCTGTTGCAGCCAACGCTAATCTTAACCCTTTTAGCGCTCCAGTTGTTAATGCAATTACTCCATTATATGCAGTTTGCGCTGCTGCAAGTGCGAAAGTCTTTATTTTACTTTCTTCTAATAACAATGCACTTATCTGCTGCAATCCATTTGCGATTGCAATGGCTGCAGTTGTTTTAGCAATGGTTTGTTGCAAATCTTCGTTTTCAGTTCCAAATAATGCAGCCGCACCTTGTGCAATTTCAAAACCTGCCGCAAGTCCTTGCGTGGCTTGAACTGCTGCATCGAACTTAAACGTATCAGATGCTAAGTTAGAAACTCGCGCCCGCGTGTCTCCGATTTGGTCTTCTAACCTTGCGGCTTCTGCTGTTAGTTTTCTAAATGCCTCTGTGCCACCTTGCCCTGATTCCTCTAACTGGTTAAGCTCATTTTTTAACCCGCGCAATACGCGAGTAAGAGGCACTCCTTTCTTATTTAAATCATCAAAAGCTTTGTTTTGTTCTGCAAGCGCTTTCTTAACCTCGTTGCCTGAGAACGCTGCTGCAATGCTTTTGCCTACATTTTTAAAATCGGTTGCTATCTTATCTGAAGCCTTTTGCGCCGACTTAACAGCCTCGTTATTTACTTCGTTAATCTTATTAACCGTGGCTTCGAGGTCGCCCGCATCGGCTTTATACTTTATGAGAACTTCAGCCATCTTTGTGGTGTTGCTTATAGAACACCCCAAATTTAATCAAAAAAACGTCAATATCGGACTGCATTAATTCTTTAAACTCGAGAACGTTACCGCCCGCGATGTGCATCACTTGTTCCCTGAATTTATCTTGCGCTTGCTTTGCCCGTCGTCCCGGTGAGAACTCAACGCCGCTAACGTTTCGTGCAGCTTTTGGAGCTGAACCCGATTGTACTCCCATAATGTCGTTAATTCGTCGGGCGACATACGCAGTAAGGGCTTCAGCGGCTCTATATCCAAACCTGTAAAAAAATCGTGCGACCCCTCCTCTGCCATCGCTTCAAATACTTTTAGTTTCGCTTGGTGTACGTCGGGGTTAATGATTGCAGGGTTTTCGTCCGAACGTACTACCCACGTCGCAGCAATGTTAAGCAATAGGTCGCGATGTATTACCGTGTTTTGCCGTTCGCGAATAACGTGAATGTAGGTAGCAACTAACGCCGCGTTGCGTGGGTTCGTTAGCCCCGCGCCTAATGCCTTTTCCATTTCAGTTAGTATGGCTTCCATTTCGCTACCCGATAAACCACTACTAAGGCGCTCAAGTAAACTCATGCTCATAGCAAAGCGTTCGAGAGGTAGGGCGGTTTCCTTTGGGAAGCGGTAATAGGTATACCCGTCCTTAGTGAATAGCTGAACTAAATTGTATTTCGGTAGTTCGGCGTTTTGTTTATTGCGCGAAAATATTGAGCGCAGTCGCCCGCCTAATTTGTTGAATGAGGTAATCAATGTCATTGTTTACTTTTATTAAGTTGCCACTACGTAGCTGAATTATGCACTCATCATTTTCGCCGCTAAATACGTGGCTTATATCATTAACGTTTATAAGTACCTCAACAAACCCAATATCTCGCTCACTTAATTCGCGCAGGGTTTCATCCTCGGTATCGAGCGATTCGGTCAGGAACGCCTTACAGAGAATGAACCCAGTCATATCTAACTCCAATAATCGTGTGGGCATTCAGCATCTTTAACCCGCGTCTTTGCAGGTAGGAAACAACCGCATGCCGTACAAACGTTTAACGTTTTGTTTTTATGCTGACATAAGTTACAAATAGGCGTTCGCGTTTCGCTTAGTTCGTTTGCCTCTTTGTTGGCTGTTATCCAAAACCACCAGCCGCGAATAATTGTTTTTAGCCTGCGCATTCGATACACTCCATTAAGTTAATTACGGGCAACTCTTCAGCATCGGTTTCAATATTAGCCACGCTAAAGCTAATACAATCGTAAGCCGTTTCGCATATTGTAAACTCACCACATGAACCGAGCTTAATAGTGTAGCCCTGCCCGTTATCTATCTTTGCATTGTTTATAGTTAACAGCCCATCAACATCGGACGTAACGCTAAACGTTTGAATGCGGTTAGTAGCATTGTGCTTTAATACCACTACATACTCGGTTTCGGGTTCTACGTAACCGAACTGAATACCGCCGTTACAATAGGCTACCTGAATGCCTGAATCGAAACAAGGTGAACAAACGCTCATAGGTATCGTTTTAAAATTGCGTTTACAAAGTAACGAAAACAATCTAAATAATCGGCGCGCTCGGTTAGGTTTTTACGATTGCTCTTTATTATCTGCCCCTCTGCGTTGCATTGTACCTGTTTAGCATCAAATACAAACCCCTTGCATTTCTTTGAGTTTACCTTAATATCGAGCTTCTTTAACGCGGTGTTGCAATCGATACGGCTGTTAACGTGGCGCGGGTTCGCTGGTATTATTATTTGATTGTCGGCTAACTTGAGGCGGCGTTTAATCTGAATGTACGCGCTCGAGTTATCCCGTTCCTGTATCGTACCGCCCTTACCCATCGCGTCGCCCGTTATTCGTATAAGCCCCGTCGGTATGTTTAAGGCATCGACCGCATCGCAAAAAGCATCTATCGAACCTCGCTCTATCTTTATTTCGTCCACTACCCGCGCCGCGCTGCCAACGTTTTGAATTACTAAAGCACAAAGCGGGTTAATATTGAAATCGACGCTTATAAATGTCGGTAGGTGCGGGTTGTGGTTAGCGCTATCGTCAATGTGCTTATCGTCATCCCAAGCGTATAGGAACGGGTTTGCAACGTCGTCGAGTACATCCCAATCGCCCTCAACAAATCGAGCGTATTGAATAGGCGGTAATTCCTTTAAGGCTTCGAGGTATTCGGGTGCGATGTGTGGATTATCTGTTATGCGGCTCGGTATGTACGCCCAGCGTTCGGGTAGGGTGTTTTCCCTGTAGCGATTATAGATTATTGACTTAACCCAATTTTGCGCAGGGTTGCAAGTTGCGAGGCAAACGATAGGCGGCTTACCTTGCGATTTGTTCCAACTTCCGATACGTTCCTGAACCTTGTAGAACGTTACCTCTTGCAGTTCATTTACCTCATCCAATCCAGCGCCGTTAATCTCTAAACCCCTAAAGCGGTTGAGGTCTTTGTCATCGTCGAATGATTCAGCCATGAACATTAACTCCGAACCGTTAGTAAACGTTATAACGTTCGTTTCCCTATTCCAGTTCTTAACGTAGTTACTTACGCCGTCCATCATTATCGAGGCAAAGCTCGGGAACGTGGTACGTTTAAGGTCGGGTAGGCTTTTACGAATAACCGCCCACCGCGAACGCGGGTAACTTAAACAAAGCGATGTTAGGGTTAATAATAGCCAATACGTTTTACCGCCACGTATCGCGCCCCCAAAAACAATAACGCGCTTAGTACCGTCTACGGCGTAATCGTACGCGGTCGTTTGTGTTTCGGTTAATGTAAACTTCATTCATTCGGTTTACTCGATTCGGTTCGCACAATAACGAGCGGCTCGGTTGTGGTGATGTTATTATCGATGCTTTGCTTTGGCTTACCGTATGCGCGGTCTAATAGTAACTCAGCGGCACGTACATCTCCTTTAGCCGCCTTTGCTCGTATCGATTTAAGTATTGCCTCGGCTGCGCTAATACCGTCCTTTTCCTCGCCCAATACATCGGCAAGCAATACGTGAAGCTCGGGCAGCTTGCGCGGTCGCCCGTTCGGGTTTCCACTTTTGCCTTTTTCAAACGGCTTATTGTTTGGTATTGGATTGTTATTTTTACCCATTTCGGCTGTTTTTCGGCTGTTTCCGTTAATATAATGCGCTATCTAATATTTTTGGCGCTATATTATTCCAAGATACTCTATGATGCCACAAAGCGCCCCTTTTTGTGTTATGTCGATTTATAACCAACTTAACGTTGTTAGGGTCTTGTAAAATACTTCCGTAAGACTTTCTGTAGCTTCTGTCAGTTGCGTAAATATGCTTTGTGTTCCCGTCAATTTTATCCATTTCCGCCGTTTGCGCCCCGCTTCTTAAAATTGTGCTAAGTCCAAAATTTGCAATGCCTGTATGCCATTTCTTTATTGAATAATTAACGTCTTCGTTTAAAATCATGTTTAAATCGGTTAATGACCAGTCTTTATCCATAATCCAAATTTGCATTATATTTTTCTTTGTATTTGGCATTGCCCCACCGCTATACCCGCCAAATACTATTCCGCTTCCTTTAGTTAACTTATGAAGTTTTTCGATAACGTATGTTAGTTTATCTTTTTTGTATGTATTAATCGGTTTATTACCTACTATTCCTCCGTAATCATCGTCTAAGCAAATTGTAATGCCTCTACTTTTTTGAGCTTCTAATAAACTTGCAACACGTCCAACCGCCGCTCCATTTTCAATATTTGTTCCGCAAAAATCCACATAAGACTTACATAATTCAGTATCGTAAACGACTGCTTTTTCTTTGTAACTTTCAGCGATTCCATTTTCTAAACAATCGGGTATGAGTACCCTATATTCAAATCCTCTCTTTTCCAAATACCTTACGGTTTTGTTGTATTTCTTTTTTTGTATACTTAACACGTAAAATATCATTCTTCTATTAAGTAATCTGAAAGTTCGATAAAACCTTTTTCTAAAGCCTCTTTTGGTGCTAATATTATCATGCCTAAATCCTTAAAAATATCTTGAATTTCTTTAGGTTGTTTTGCGTAAAAATCTGCTATTTTTTGGAAGTTAAAATCCGTAAAAAATGATGCTCTTATTTTTAATACATCTTTTAAATCTTCATTAATATCTAACGAATTAATCTTATCAATCAATTCGTTTGTTTTATCTAAATTTGCTAACTGATTTATTGTTGGCTCTGTTTCTGCTGGTATGTAAAAAGGTAGTTGAATATCGAATAAATCTTCTTCGTTCAATTCTTTTATTTTTGGTATATCCAACCCCCACTCTTCGAGCTGTTCGGTATCCCATTCGCTCGTTAACGCGCTCCAATCCCAATCGCCTCCGCTTACGTTGTCTTTGATTATAAACTCGCGCTGTTGTGCCTCGGTTAGTTCGCCGGCAACGATTATAGGAACTTGTTTAAGCCCAGCTTCGCGGCACGCTTTCAGGCGCATATTACCACCTAAAACTACCATATCGTTATTCACTACGATAGGGCGTATGTTAAGCATTTCGGGGAACGCTTTAATCGAGGCAACGAGCCGCTCGAATTTATCGTCGCGTATCGTTCGCGGGTTGTTCGGGTTTTGCTTAACCTCTGAAATTTTAACTATTGTTGTCTTCATCGCTTACGTGCTTTGCGGTATTTTTCGGCTTCGGCGTATGCTATGGCTACGGCTTGTTCGTTCGAATACCCCTCTTCTACTAACTTGCGAATGTTCATTTGTATTATTTGTGGCGAATCGCCTTGAAATAGTGGCATATTACAAATTTACAAATTATAAGTGTCGATTCGTTTTTTTACCATTTCGATAAAACGCTCCATCATGGCAGCATAGAAGCCGTTAAAATCCTTATGCCCCTCGGGCGCATGTTCGAATAGCACGTAAAGCGTAGAACGTAGGCGCTGGCTCGGTGTTTTGCTGCCAAGTTCGGCGGCATCGAGTTTAAGGTTGTTTAAAAGCTGTTCATCGTTATAATTGAACTGTTCGCCCTTAAATGCCATAACACCAACGCCGCCCATCCATTGATTAAATAGGGCGCTCGTTTGTTCGGGCGTTAGCTCCTGCGTTCCGATTGTTACCTTAATCGTTTTATCGCGGCGCGTGGCTACCGATTCAATCGCGCATGGTATGGTTAAGAGTTTAGCATCCATGCTTTTCAGCTTCGGCTTGAAGTTCCTTTTCAACTTCCATAGCTTCTAAAACATAGTCGCGCCCGTTATTAAGCGCCGTTAAAAACTCTCTGTATTCGCCGTCTATTGTTAACGGGTTTCCAAAAGTTTTTATAGCCCTTTCGATTATATCGCTTTGAGTTGTTTTATTTATTTGCGCTAATTGAATTAATGATTCGTATGCGCTTTGCGAAATTTCTATTTCTATTTTGTTTTTAGCATCCATATTCGGGTTCTCGTTTAGTTGATTTATATTCAAGTTTTAGCGTTTCGAGGTAATCGCGTACCATTGCTGTAATTTTTTCGCGGCTCGTTTGCGGTACGCGAAAGCATAGCGTCGCGGTTGGTTCGCCATATTTGGGCAACCTACCAGCACCCTCACGGCGACCGCCTCGATTATCTTTTGCCTTTGCTTCGGACTTCATGCCACAAATATAAGTATTATTTGATTACGTTTTGCAAATTTACACGGTGTTTTTTAAGTAGCTTAAGCCAATCGAGGCAACGGTTTAAATACATTCGGTAGGCTATCGAGGTGCGCGGGGCGTTCATTAATTGCGCTGCATAGCTGTGATGTGTTTTAAGCGTGTCGGTGTAATATACCGCGCCCTCTTTAAACTCGCTTTGCTCGGGTTCGTGGTTAGTCATGTAATCAATTATGCGTTCTTCGGTACTCATGTAATGCGAAATTTTATAGCGGCTATCGGATAGTTATGTGCAAGGCTGCGGAACGTTTTCAATATAAGTTTCCAGCTTTGTAAATCCATATCCTTTTTTGAAACTAAACATTGTATGTCCACAAGTTTTATGATGTAATCCAAAAAGCATCGTATCAAATGTTTTATTCTTTAATGAAGTTTTAAAGGTTTCAACTGAAAACGGAAATGTCATTTTCTTTTTTGCTTCACCTAAAACATTTCCGCAACATCCACAATAAAACTTGCTACCTCTTACTACATCGTTTCCATTTGATTTTTCTACAATGATAGTATCTCTCATTTTGTCAATTATTACCTTTTCCATTTCGTTTCAAATTAAATTTAGTGCTGATAAACCGCCCAGCACATAACAGCAGTTTGGCAAAAGTGGCGGTGCAGTACTCCGCTTGACAATTACTGCTATATTCAAATTTCGTTCTCCGCATCAGCATTTGTGGTTAAAACGCCACCTTCGCCAAGCGTGGGAACGTTATGTGCAATTTATCAAAATGGCTCTTTGTCAAATTCATTATTCGGCGCTATTGCGCTTATTAGTTTCTCGGTTTCAGGCATCGGTAAAAACGAGCTGCCAGTATTACCACCCAAATCGCTAAAGGCTGTTATCGTGTTGTTATGCTGAAAGCGTACCTCACCAGTCGCGCCTTGCCTATGCTTTTCGAATAAGTAGAAAACGTGCTTATCGGTTTGTTCGCCGTCGACCTCATCAATGCCGTAATACTTCGGGCGGTAAATAAATATAACCGTGTCGGCATCTTGTTCAATTGAGCCGCTTTCGCGAAGGTCGGATAGGATAGGGCGTTTATCGCTTCGCTGTTCTACTTGCCTACTTAACTGGGCAAGGGCTATAATCGGTATGTTTAATTCCTTTTGCGCGGCTTTTAACGTTCGGCTTATCTCTGCTACTTCCATTTCACGATTACCACCTTTAAACCCCTCTATCGTCATCAATTGCAGATAGTCAATTATCGCCCATTTACAACGCCCCTTACGCGCCTCGCGTCGCATTATGCGTATTGCTTCATGTACCCCGCATCGCGGCTTATCGTAAATTAAAATCGGTAGCTTTTCGATTTGCCCGATTGACTGCTCGAAGGTATGTAATTCGGGTTGGTTAAGGTTTCCATCGCGAAGGCGTGCGGCGTTTACTTGCTCGTTACTATGCTGCAAAATTAGGCGCTGGCATAGTTGGCTGTTATTCATTTCGAGGTTAAAGTAAATACCCAGTTCGTTAAAGTTGCAAGCGTGGTAAAGGGCTAACGCCGTTTTACCCATCGACGGGCGACCCGCTAAGATTATCAACTCAGGGTGAAAGCCGCCCGTAAAACGGTTAACGGAAGCGATACCCGTACTTAACCCGCTCGTTTGCCCGTTTTGATACATCGCAGCGCGGCGGTAATATGCTTGCCGTTCTTCGTCTGCGAGTTGAATCGTGGTTATGATGTTATCGATAGGGCTACCATCCTCGATTAACGAGTTGAGGCGCTTAACGATTTCAACGGCTGTATTAACGCCGCCTTTGTTGTTATTTATTCCTAACGTTTCCTCGGTTAATATCGTCGTTATTGAACGCTTAATGTGTTCGTCCTTTAGAATCGCGATGTACTGGTTAACGGGTTCAGTGTACGATAGGTCGTTACCCCACCCCGAAACGTTCGCAAGGTCTCGCGGCTCGATTGCTTTTGTGCTTAGTGCATAGCTGCCAAGTGTAACGAGCGTCGGTTGCTTGTTATCAGATTGTATCGATTTAATGATTTTAAAGCATTTTAACGCGAGTTCGTCGTTAAAGTGATGTTCAGATAGCTGCGGCACTATTTCGCGCGCTGCATCGGGTTCGTGCAGCATTATGAAAATTAAAGCCTGTTCGATTTTTGGTAGGGGTTTCATTTTAGGCTATCAAAAAACAATTTCTTTTTTTGTTTTCCAGTTTACAAAATCGATTGCATCCTGTTGAGTAAAGAATATTGCTACTATTTCGTCGGTTAGTTCGTCGCAAACTTTGAACTCGTTACCATGTAAAGGGGTTCTAACGTAAAGCATGATTTTTTTAGTTTTAAGGGTTTGGAATTAGAGGGCGGTGGTTAGCCGCCCTTTGTTTTTATAAGCTATCGCAGAAATTTACAAATTCGCTTTCAGGTAAACGCTCCATTAAAATATCGAGGGCTACATCCATAACTATTGAAGCCGCATTTGAAAAATCGTTTGCTAATTTTTTAACCTCAACCATTAAATCGTTAGTTGGTAAGGTTTCCATTTTTGCTGTTGCTGTTGCTGTGAATTGTTCGAGTGTCATGGTGTGTGTGTTTTGGTTCAGCAAACATACAACTATATTTTGAATCTGCAAACGTTTTCTAAATTATTTTAAAAATATTTTTCTTACTGCATCTTAACCCCCATCGAGGCGCGTGTTACTACGGCGTTTTGTGGTTTGTTTTCTTTATCGCGTTTGCTCCATGTTACTAACCTTCGCCCAGTATCCCAAGCATCTTGAGCCGTTAGCCTTAGTTTGCCATTTGCTAAAGGTTCTGCCCAATAGTTAAAAAACTCGTTCAGCATATTTTTAGGGTAGCGTTCAGCGTAAGGTGTCATTGATTTAATCAAATCGTCTTTGCCCCACTTTTTAAAGTTAGCATTAGCATTTACATTATCATTCTCATTTACATTAGCATTTACATTTACATTAGTGGGTTTGTTGGGGGTTTCTTGAGGGTTTTGTTGGGGGTTTTTAGTGGGTTTCGTTGGGGGTTTTTCGCTTCGTGGTCGCCCTCCCTTTTTACCATGTTCAGCGCCTAAATAACCGTTGTTTTTACCTGCGATTGCCTTTCGGTTATTTGCTTCGATTTGAGGCTTTATAAGCATAAAAATCGTTTTACTTAATCCGATTAACTCAACCTCAACTCCATTAAAACCGAGTTCACATATTGCCGCCCAAACCTCTAAACGGTTTTGCTCAGGTAAGCCGTTTAAGGCTTCATAAAACGAGCGGTAAATTACCATTGAATCTTTCATAATAAAGAAAGCCCTTTGAAATTTACGGTCGAAACGGCTCGGATACACCTTGCCTCGTAAACCCAAAGGGCGGTAAGTTAATTTCGTTTCGTTTAGGTTTCGACGTCTAAACGTTTCAAATATACAAAATTATTGCTCGTTACATATAACCGTTGTTTCGGTTTTGTAGGCTTTATTTCCGATTATAACGGTTGTAGTCGTACTGGTTTGCTCAACATACTTACGAATTTCGCGCCGAGTTAATCCGCATTGCTCTGTAATAATAGGCGGCTGCGATTGCATTTGCCCGTATTGGTTAGTTCCTTTCTGCATTATTCGACATTCAAAACAACGCTCGCAACTGGTAAACAATAGCGCCGAAGCGCATAAGGTGTAAAGTGTTTTCATGTTATTGATTCAAATAGTTTTCAATTGTGTTTAGGCATTCATCTAACCCCGAGCAAAACAATGCCTCAAAACCCGCGTTTTTAAGCCGCGTAAGGACTTCGAATTGTTCGGTTAGGTGTTCATCTTGTTTTAACGTTCCATCGCGTTTAAACGGCTTAAAATCGCCCTTTTTGATTTCGATAAACAAACCGCAAAATTTACCACGCGGGGCGGCTATAAATAAGTCGGGGTAACCTCGATGCGGATTCATCGATTTGTGTACCCTTGCTTGCCCTACGCTCATTTTCGTACCCGCGCTGAAATCAAACCGAAATAGTATTTCGGGGTGTTTGTATTGCATATACTTTGAAATCGCGGTGTAAATATCGC